ACAAAGCAGGTGGATTCAAGATAGAATAAGCAATCTGGGTTGTTACCCAATTTAGTTGAACAGCTGTCGTAATAGTAGTAGCATTCCAACCAAAAGTAACAGATGCATTCTGATCAGGAATATCATTATTTAATGTAACCATACAAATATAGTTTTGACCATTAGGTGTTCCAGGTGAAGACACAGACACCGTCGGCTGTTGATAAACAATCGTGGCACCCCCATTTGCCGCAGTCGCCAAAAATTGGGCTGTGGTTGATTGGGCGCTAAATTGAAAAGTGACAGCAATAATATAAGTACCAACACATTGTTTAGGCCAAAACATAACCAAATTATTACCGCTAATGGAGAAAAAACACCCACAGGTTGATCCAGGATTAGTTGAATGACCATCAGCGGTAGTAGAATTTGCTGGAATAGGTTGAGCAAGAGATATTGTACCTAAACCTGTAAAATAGTCTGTCGGTATGGAAACACCCAAAGTTTGGTTTAACTTCGGCTTAAATAATTCCACTTCATATGTAGCCCAAAGCTCACCAATGATTCCGGTCGCGGCGCTATCAAAACCCTGTGTGGCAACCTGAAAGTTACCCAAGTCATAGAAACGAGCATCTCCAAGTTCAGATTGCCCAGAAGCATTAACGTACAAATGCTCTAAGACTGCCTTTTTAGGATCACATTCAATAGGATGAATAAAGTCTTGATTTGGTTTATTGCTGCACGCGAATTCATAATTTTCCATGGTTCTTTTATCTGGAAAGTTTGGAAAAAGCACATTATACTGAGTTGCCATTATTACAGTACCTAATCCAACATTTCCTGCAGTTCCGAGGAACGCAGATCCGGACATGGCTTTATATTCGAATATAAGCCCACGGAAAGCGTATTCCTCGTATGAAGATGCAAGAGCAGACAACCAAGGAAAAAGATTTGAATTACCAGGATTAAGCGTATAGCTAGTAAGGTTAAAGTTGGTAGTTGGTACAATATCGCCAATATACTCCCGGTGACGCACAATTGTACCACCAGAAGTGGTAACGTTATTGACCATCGGAACCTGACCTGCCATGAGACTATTCCCGGATATTTTATAATCACCGAAACCAGTGACATGCTTGAAAAGAGCTTGCGCACCAGCACCAACAAAACTCCCAAGCTTGCCCCCAATGCGAGAACCGAGCGATTTTTTAGGCTTTGCATTCACAACTTTTGTGATGACCCTAGGAGGGGCTCGTACAGTTTTAACAATCGTTCGGACGGCCTTTCTATTGGCCTTCTTTTGCTTTTTCTTGCCTGATTTCGCCATAAGCGATTTTATGCGGCGACCTGTAACCGTGGTCATTAAGCACCGCATTTAAAGCTTCGGCTACCTCAGGACCGACTCCTGGCAAAAAAATCAAACCAGTTTTCGGCTTTCGTATGAGTCACTGCGATTTGGCGTTCGTTCAATCGTGCATGCATTGCGGCCTGAATGAACGGTGTCGGCGCTATTTTTTGCAGGTAACGAGTAAGTAACTCATCAGCCCACTCAAATTCCTCTTGCCAAGGGAAGAGACAAA